ATTAATGATAGAATATAATCGTAATCATCTTATTGATATTCGTATTGCTAGAATATTTAATACATATGGTCCAAAAATGGATAAAAATGATGGTCGTGTTGTCAGTAATTTTATTAATCAATGTCTCGAAAATAAAAATATCACTATTTATGGTGATGGAACACAAACAAGATCTTTTTGTTTTGTTGATGATACTGTCAATGGACTAATTAAATTAATGAATTCAAAATATATTGGTCCAATCAATATTGGTAATCCTAATGAAATTACAGTTAAAGAACTTGCTAATATAATTATTACTATGGTAGATGATACAACATCAAAAATAATATTTCAAGATTTACCACAAGATGACCCAAAAAAAAGAAAACCGGATATTGAAAAAGCTAATAAATATTTAGATTGGATACCAATTACAGATTTAAAAAATGGTCTAGAAAAAACAATTAAATTTTTTTCCAATAAAATAAATTAATCTTCATATTTAATATAATGAATAACAATATTAAATATGGATCTTTCACTATAATTTATAATATAAATTTTAATTCTATTAAATCATCTATCTATAATTTATTTTTTACTGACTCTAAATATATTCACTCTCTCGAACACTCTTTAATTAAAGATATTATTATTAATTTTGATGATGATTATACAACTAAATGCTCTGATATTGTATTAAACAATATTTTAAGATGTAATATTTACAATAAAAATATCAATCCATTTACTCCTCATTATATTTACTATAATAGTTTTACAAATGTTACTGTCTATAATATGTTTTTAGAAGAAAAAATCAGATTGTTATTTAACAATCAAAATAAATTTAAAAATGCTTTGAGTCCATTGCTTTCAACAAATAAACATAAATATGAAAATTCTGTTTACAATTGTATATATTCAGACGAAAAAAACAAAGATCATTTAACATTTGGACTTACAAAAATTAATGAAACTAATAAATATATATTTGCATATGATGAATCTGTTTTTGATAAAGATGCTGTTCTCAGCATAATCCATTTTATATTTGAAAAAAATAATAAAAATTGATAAATTTATTTAATATGATATATAAGTAATCTATATATATATTATATATATCGAATGGCACGACAATTAACTTTGACCTCAAACAATGTACGCTCTTTTAATGATGCTATGGGCTTTCATACTTATAGAACCAAAAGTAGTGTTGTTATAAAGGGATTAAAAGGTGTATATGCTTTTATTAAAAAAATGAGAGAGGATATGCTGGAAGTAGGATCACAATATCAAATTGATATTATTATTGGTGGTTTTGATAACACTTGTGATGTTAATTCAACAGTTCAACTTCCACAACCTGATCCTAATATACATAAATTATTTACAATTACAAATAATAATTTTGAAGAAATTAGTTCAGTTATTGAAAATCAATTACATCCTCGTGGTGGTACAGATTTTAGAAGTTTTGAAGAAGCTATGACATTTATTCAGCAAAATATTAGTTTAGAAATGAATTATAAAATTATATCGTATGTGATGTCTGATGGGCTACATTATGGTGATCGTCTAGATATTTTAAATTTACCATCTAATAGATATACCACATCATTAGGTATTGGATCTTCAAGACAATATGATAAGCCTCTTTTGAAACATCTGAGTGATAATTTTGTTGCTGGTTCAGATGATAATATTATCAATGATTCAATAATTGGAGACAATTTTGGTGCTATTTCAAAAATAGCATCTAATGTTAGAATTAATCTAATTACAACTTTAGATATATCAAAAATTAAAACTAATATGAGATTAAAAAGTAGAAAGAATATTTTACAACCGGATTTGTCACAATTTTGTAACAATCAATTGTTTCAGCCAATAATGCATAACAACACAATTAAATTGTGTACTAACTCTCTACCAGTTCCAATACCTCAGCAAAATATGTTGTTTGTATTTTGGGTAGATAAATCTGGATCAATGAGAGATCTAATTTATCCAGAAGCTGATTTAAATGCTCTAAGTTTTCCCAGTTCTGCACAACCAATTTCAGAAGTAGAACGACTATATGATAATTTTGTTCCTGAAAATGTTGCATCAGTATCAGCATCAGTAGATTCTAATCAATATTATGAATATGAATTTGAATGTAGAGATGAGTTTCATTCATATATGCAAGAGTATTTTACTTTTGTAAAACAATCTGATAAACCATCGTATTTCAGGATTGAATCAGACGGAAATCCCACTTATTATTGTAATATAGAAAATAATTTCAATATGTTTGAGGAAGGGGAGGTTGAATTGATTAATATATTTTGTGATTTGTATGAGAGGTTTAAACCGATTAAACACATGAATTCCAAAGATCAAGTTAATAGTATTAAAGAGTTGGGTGAATATATTGGAAGTCCGGAAATAAATACAGTTTATCAAAGAATAAAATTAGAACAAAGTCAATCTAGAATTAAATTATATTTGATTGCATTAATAGTTCAAATTAAAAAGTTAGCTCAGAAACAAAATTGTCGTTCAGATAGATTGTTAAATCAATTACAAAATATGCCAATGGCTCTAACACGAACACTATCTGCAACTGTTAGTTCTCAATACTCACAATCAGCACCTGAACCTGATGCTACACCAGAAATAGATACAGATAATTATGACAGATCACAAGATGGTTGTATGATGTGTCAAGAAGAAAAGAGAGATATAGTATATGGATGTGGACATATATGTGCTTGTATTAAATGTACTAAACAGGTATTATTTGCTATAGATCCAGATATAGAAATTAGCACTCAACCAATAACAGTATCAGCTACAGCTGCATCAGCGCCCAGTCCAATGGTAGACGAAGATGGAGAAGAAATACCATTACCGATGCCACCATTAGCTGGATATATGGCACATTATGGTCGTCAAGCGACAAGATTTGAGAACTATGAAAGAAGATGTCCTATATGTAGAAAACAAGTTGAATCTGTTAGAAAATTATTAATTATAGATGAAAACAAAGAATCGATGTATAAATGTATAGAAAAAGATTGTATAAATTTATCATCAAGAGTTTCAGAAGATTGTCATCATTTGACATTTTGTGATAGATGTTGGAAAAGACACAAGTCTAATAACACTTTAAATTGTAAGTGTGGAGTTCCAATTACTAAATATTTTCCAATCTTTAATTAGATGGATATAATAATATTATAAAAAAAAATTGATATTTAAATTATTTGTTTATTAAATCATATATTAAATATACTATAACATATTTAATAATGAATAATAAAGGAACATTAGACACACTCTCTGCCGATATCAATAAAATAATTATTGAATCAGAAAGTTTTACAGAACAAATCAGTAGTAAAGAGACAAAATATTTGCAAATATTGACACAGAAAAAACAGAAAAAAAAGCAAGTAAGTCCAGTTATTATCCAACCTGAAATTCAAAATCAGACTATTAATAAACCAAATAATTTTCATGAAGCATATGAATTAGCTTTTAAAAAAGCTCAGTCGAACAAAGACAAGTTCATTGCATATTTGAAATCATTTAAAACTTTATATGATGAAGAAAACAAAATTGATGTATTTGTTGATGGTAATTCAGAACAGAATGATACATTTGAAACAAGTTTGAAAAGTGATATTTTAATAAAATGGTCTCCATCTTCAAAATTGAGAGATTTTTTAAAAGATTGTCATAGTAAAACTTTAAAAGAATTAATAAAATTTTTAATAACAGTTCCTGATGATGACACCAAAGGTAAAAATGATGAATTTTTAACAGCAAATTTAATATTATTTAACTCAATAATTAGTAATAAATTTTTACCAGATTATAATTTACTTCAAAACAGACTATTATATGGTCCATTATATGATACAATTAAGCCAAGATTTGAAACTAAATTTTCTGCTTATACAAAGAACAGAATAAATTCAAATTCATTTTTTAATCTTGTTAAGTCATATTTTAAAATAGAACAACAAGTATGTATTGAAGGTAAATTTTATGATTTTTGCATTGCAATTAAACAGGGCGATGCGTATGTAATTAAATTGATGGTCGAAGTCCAAGAAAATGGAGGCAATCATGAATATAGTCAAAATGATATTGATAAAAAATTAATTGCTGTCCGTAATCATAAAGAGATTGTTTATTTTAGAAAAGCTGCATACGAACAAGATAATGGTAACAATATGACAAATTATATAAATGAATTTTGGCATGGATCTCCAGATAAAGAAGGTATTTTTAAACATGGATTTGAAGATTATTTAACAGCATTATTATTAAATGCAGATATATATTGTCGTCGTAAATATTTAGAATTAGAATTTATTAATGCCAAAACAAAATTAGATAAATTTGAAAAACAATTAGACGAAGAAGAAGACGAACAAATACTTGAAAAAATAAATGAAGAAATTATAAAACTAAATATTGATATTGCATCAGCAAATAATATGCTACAAATCTTTGATTGGAAAGAATTATCTCAAAAAAGTAAAAAAGGCGATATTATTGATCTAGATGCTGTATTTAAAATGACAGAGATTATAGATGATATTAATTTAAGACAAAATATTATCAGAGAATATAATATAAAAAACAATAAAATAGATTGGAAAGTAATGATGTATATAATAAGTATATATTGTAAAGATATCACACTCAAAACAAAATTAATGTCATATCTTATTAAGGTTGAAGATAAATATGAGGAAATACTCGGATTTAAAGATAAATATCAAAATTTTAAAGACGATTTGAGCGAGTGGTTCCATAAATATCAAAAAGAATTACAAGATAGTAAGCATAATAAGGAATTAGATAAAGTGAAACATGAATTAAGCCATGCTAAAAGCATCAATGATACTAATGAGAGTATTTGGACCAGATTTTTAAATGAAACAATTAATTATAAAAACATGCATAATAAATATGATGTTGCATATAGTCCAGATGATAGCAGTATTGAAGAAACATTTGATGATAAATTAAAAGAAATGATTAAATTTGATAAAAATAAGAATAATTATATCAAAAATAAATTTGAACGTAAGGTTAAAGATTTTACATTTAGTTTTAATTTTACAGAAGATGATGCGCGTGCTTTTTCAAA